CTACGAGCTCATGGAAAAAATGAAAGACTATGAGCCCGACTTTGATCAAATGCTATTTTATTTACCATTAGCAGGGTCAGCTTTTAAGAAAACTTATTATGATGAGTTAACTAAAAAAGCTACATCAAAGTTTGTACCGGCAGATGATTTGATTGTACCCTACACGGCTACCTCATTAGACGATGCAGAGGCAATCATCCATCGGGTAAAAATTTCTAAAAACGAATTAAAAAAACAACAAGTTGCAGGATTTTATTTAGATATTGATTTAGGTTCTCCAAGACAAGTTGAAGATGATGTTAAGAAAAAAGAAAGAGAATTAGAAGGTCAAAGAAAAACTCAAGACGATGATGTTTATACTATTTTAGAATGTCATGTTAATTTAGACATAGAAGGTTTTGAAGATGAAGATCCAGAGACTGGTGAGCCTTCAGGAATTAAAATTCCATACATAGTAACAGTAGATGAAGCTACAAGAAATGTTTTAGCTATTAGACGTAACTATGAAATTGGTGATCCAGACAAAACTAAAATACCATACTTTACGCACTTTAAGTTTCTTCCAGGACTAGGCTTTTATGGCTTTGGTTTAATCCATATGATTGGCGGATTGAGCAGAACTGCAACTGCAGCACTCCGTCAGTTATTGGATGCAGGAACTTTATCTAACTTACCAGCTGGATTTAAAATGCGTGGTATTAGAATTAGAGATGATGCACAATCAATTCAACCAGGTGAATTTAGAGATGTAGATGCACCAGGTGGAAATTTAAAAGATTCATTTATGATGTTACCATTCAAAGAACCATCAGCTACATTATTAAATTTAATGGGTATTGTAGTTAATGCTGGTCAAAGATTTGCATCAATTGCTGATCTTCAAGTTGGAGATGGTAATCAACAAGCTGCAGTTGGAACTACAGTTGCTCTTCTTGAGCGTGGTTCTAGAACTATGTCAGCTGTTCACAAAAGAATTTACTCTTCGCTAAAAAATGAATTCAAATTATTAGCAAGAGTATTCAAGTTATATCTACCACCGGAATATCCGTACGACGTAGTTGGGGGTCAAAGGTTTGTTAAACAAACTGATTTTGATGATCGGGTAGATATTTTGCCAGTTGCCGATCCCAACATCTTTTCACAAACTCAGCGTATTTCCCTCGCACAAACAGAGTTGCAGCTGGCACAATCAAATCCGCAGATGCACAATATGTATCAAGCGTATCGACATATGTATGAAGCATTGGGTGTAAAAAATATTGATACTATTTTAATGAAACCTCAACCACCTGCTCCAATGGACCCTGCTTTAGAAAACATTATGGCTTTATCTGGTAAACCATTTAATGCTTTTCCAGGACAAGATCACAGAGCACACATGACTTCACATTTAAATTTCATGGCAACTAACATGGCACAAAATAATCCAATGATTATGGCTGCTATGGAAAAAAATATTATGGAGCACATAAGTTTGATGGCACAAGAACAAATTGAGATTGAATTTCAAGATGAAATTCCTCAAATGCAACAGATGGCAGCTATGGCTCAGGCCAATCCACAAGTTGGAGAACAACTTAGACAATTAACTTTGCGTATTGAAGCTAGAAAAGCTGTGTTGATTGCTGAAATGATGGAAGAATTCTTAAAAGAAGAAAGAGAAATTACATCTGGTTTTGGTAATGACCCTATTGCTAAGTTAAGAGCAAGAGAATTAGATCTTAGAGCAGCTGATAACGAACGTAAAAAGGTTGAAGGACAAGAAAGAATCAATCTTGATCGTATGAGAGCTATGATGAACCAACAAAATTCTGAAAATAAGTTGGAACAAAATGAAGAATTAGCAAAACTAAGAGCTAATACATCAATTGAAAAAACAATATTAGGTAAATCTATTCCAAATGTGGATAAAATGATGCCAAGTGTTGAAATAGAAAAATATGAAGGAGAAAATAGATGAGAAAAAAGTTCCCAGACCTAACCGGTGACGGAGAAGTGACAAAAGCAGACATTCTTAAAGGTAGAGGAGTGTTTAAAAAAGGTGGAAGCAGTAAATTTATTAAAAAAGCGATAAAAAAACCTGGTTCACTAAGAAAATCTTTAGGAATTAAAAAAGGTAAGACAATTCCTAAGTCTAAATTAAAAGCAGCAGCTAAGAAACCAGGAAAACTTGGACAAAGAGCTAGATTTGCTATAACATTAGGTAAGTTACGTAAAAAATAAGGAGAAAACTATGGCTAAAAAAGAAGAATCTTTTAAAGCGTCTGAAATAGGCATTCCTTCTCAAAATATTGAGTTGGATCCAAGATCTATAACTACTGCAAATGGTATGCCAAGAAACTATATACCAACTGGAGATGAAGTTGAGGTTAGAGGAACTAAAAGAATGCTAAAAGACAAAAAGAAAACTGCTAAGTGGTACTAACATGTGGTTGTCGGCAATTAAATTAGCCGTCTCTGCTGGAAGTAAAATTTATGCTAACAAACAGAAGACTAAAATAGCTATGTCAGATGCACAGCTTATGCATGCATCTCGTATGGCCGAAGGTAAGGAAGCTTACCAAGGAAAACTTTTAGAAGCACGTCAATCAGACTGGAAAGATGAGGCAGTTTTAATAATTTTAAGTTTGCCCATAGGAATTCTGGCCTGGGCAGTTATATCAGATGATCCAACTGCTATGGACAAAGTAAAATTGTTCTTTGATATGTTTTCTACGCTTCCGAGCTGGTTTACAAATTTATGGATTCTTGTCGTGGCGAGTATTTATGGTATAAAGGGAACACAAATTTTCCGTAACGGAAAAAAATAAGGAGAAAAACTATGAGACAAAACAATGTAAGACCTGCAAGATTCAGATTTAATAAAGGTGGACGTGCAGGAAAGATGGGTGGTGGAATGTCTACTGCTAGAAAAGACATGGAATCTGGTTTCTACAAAGATGACATGGGTATGAAAGGCGGAGCTATGTATAAAAAAGGTGGCGCTGTTAAAAAGAAAAAACAAGGTTACAAAGATAGAAAAGATGAGTCTATCGCTATGAGAATCAAAAAGAAAAGAACTAAGAAGCAATTAAAAGCTTCAAGAGATGATTCTTATGGAAGATTTGGAAGTAAAGCTAAAAAATCTGGAAAAATAAATAAATAATGGCTAGATCTAAAAAAGCTATACAAAAACTTATTGCTTCAATGCAAGGTAAGAAAAAGAAAAAACAGGTTAAGAAACCTGCACGTATAGCTGCTTTAGAAGGTAGAAAATATTTTTCTGATGGATCTAATGATATGATTAGACAAGCTCAAAGAGATTATAATGGAAGTTATATTTCTGGTGATCTTGGTGGAGTAAAAATTGGAAACCCTAGTTATAAAAAATATTACAAAGGATTAATCTAATGGCAAAACTATGTCCAAAAGGTAAGGCCGCAGCGAAGCGAAAATTTAAAGTTTATCCAAGCGCCTATGCTAATATGTATGCATCAGCAGTTTGTTCAGGTAAAGTTACACCTGGTGGTAAAAAAGGAAAAAGAAAAAAAGCAATGGATGGTGGAGTTATGGATATGACTAGAATGAAATATTTAAAAGGAGGACAAGTATAATGGCAAATGAAAAATCACAAAATTTAAAAGCATCTGAAGATATGGCGGAAAGAAGAAAAGATCCTAAAATGGAAAAAGCAATTATTAAAGAAGCTATGAAATCTAAATATTCAAGTAAAGAACCACCTATGAAAGGTGAAAGAGTTGTAGAGGGTTTTAAAGCTAGAAGAAATGCAAAAGGTAAAGATATATTAAAAAAACTTGCTAAAGCTCTTGGAAAAGGAACGAACCCTGTTACTAAAGTAATAGGCTCACTATCTGATTTAAGAAATAAAAAAGAAAAAGCAGATTTTCAAAAAGGAGATTACAGCGATATTGAAATGGCTAAAGGTGGACGAATGGGTTACAAGAATGGTTCTAAATGTAAGTTAGCCACTAAAGGCAAAGGGAGAGCTTACGGAAAGAATTCGTAATGAGAAAAGATTTTGCAGAAGGAGGATTACGTAAATGGGTAGCGGACAAATGGGTAGATATAGGAGCACCGAAGAAGAACGGGAAGTATCAACCTTGCGGGAGAAGCAAAGGTTCGAAACGGAAGTATCCAAAATGCGTTCCACTTGCAAAAGCCACACGGATGTCAAAAGGGCAAAAGGCGAGTGCTGTCAAACGAAAACGAGCAGCAGGTAATCCTGGTGGTAAACCAACTAAAGTAAAAACATTTGTTAAACGAAAGAAATAATATGAGAAAACAAGATAACATGCCTGCTAGAAATAAAAAAAATTTTAGATCTACTAAAAAAGGTGCAGGTATGACTAAAGCTGGTGTTGCTGCTTATAGAAGAGCAAACCCAGGATCAAAATTAAAAACTGCAGTTACAGGTAAAGTTAAAAAAGGATCCAAAGATGCAAATAGACGTAAATCATATTGTGCAAGATCAGCAGGGCAAATGAAAAAATTTCCTAAAGCTGCTAAAGATCCTAATTCAAGATTAAGACAAGCTAGAAAAAGATGGAAATGTTAGATAGATTTTTATATAAAATTTTTGGATCATTAGATATTTTTTGTGAATCACTTGCAAAATTACTAGAATCAAAAACCAAGAAAGGAAAAAAGAAAAATGGACGAACTAACACTAATAACTAAAATACAGAGAGAACTGAAAGAACAGTACCAACAAATTGGAGATGCAATGATTTCTGGTAGTGTTGACAATATGGAAAAATATAAGTATATGATGGGACAGGCACATGCCTATTATAAAACATCACAGGATATCTCTAACCTGCTAAATAAGAAGGAGCACAATGATGAAAAAGGAAGCGTTATCAGATTCGGAAAATCCAAAGATTAAATATGCTTTGGCGGATAAGTACGAAAAAGAAAACAAAGAAATAGAAGACAAAGAACAAAAAACTTACGATAGATTAAAATCAAAAGAATCAGATAAATTACCTCAACCCACTGGTTGGAGAATGTTACTTCTCCCTTTTAAAATGAAAGAAAAAACTAAAGGTGGATTAATTCTTGGACAAGAAACTATAGACAAACAACAAGTAGCATCACAATGCGGTTTGGTTTTAGCAATGGGACCACATTGTTATGACAAAGAAAAGTTTCCTGAGGGTCCTTGGTGTAAAAAAGGTGATTGGGTTGTTTTTGCAAGATATGCGGGCAGCCGAATACAGATCGATGGCGGAGAAGTTAGATTGCTAAATGACGATGAAGTTTTAGCAACCATCGAAAATCCAGAAGACATACTTCATCAATATTAATAACATAGGAGGAAACTATGCCAGACACTGAAGAAGTGAAAAAAACAGTTGATATCGATACCTCTGGTCCAGCAATGGACGTCGATGTACCTGAAGAAAAAGATCAAGCAGAGATAGAACAGCCGGAAGTAAAAGAAGATCCGACTGTAAGACCTGTGGTAGAGGAAAAAACTCCAGAGGATAAGACCTACGAAAATGAAAGAGAAGTCAAACTTGACGACAAGAAAGAAGAATTAGAACAATACAGTGATAGTGTACAAAAAAGAATAGCGAAGCTAACTAAAAAGTGGAGAGAAGCTGAACGTCAAAAAGATGAAGCTTTAACTTATGCTGAAACTGTCATTAAAGACAAAAAAGAAGCAGAAGATAAACTTAAAAAAATAGAGCCTAACTTTCTTTCTGTCACTGAACAAAGTATCGAATCAGGTATTGAAGCAGCTAAGGCAAAACTTGCAGCAGCTAGAGAAGCACAAGATCTAGGAGCTGAAGCAGAAGCTTTAACATCTATTTCTGAATTGGGTTATAAAAAAGCTAAACTTGAGGA